CTATACTATTATAGGTGATGAAATTTTCTTCACCAATCCTCCACGAGGAAATGTATCTATAAGTAGAAATGATAATAATTTAGAATTTGAAACTTCAGATTTTAGTGGTAGAGTTTTTCTTAGAGGTAATTATGATAGCAATCAAATATATGATGACATTTCTGATGAATTTACTGGAATAGGTCGAACATATTCAATGACTGTTGGTGGAGCAAATACTTCCGGTATTGGAACTATTGGCGAAAATGGTGTCGTATTCATAAATGGAATATTTCAAACACCTACAACTGCAAATAATCCCAATAAAAACTTTAGTATATTAGAACAAACCACACCATCTCCAGGAATAACTTCAATTGTTTTTAGTGGAATAAGAACTGATCCGGGAGATGCAAATAGTGTATTATCAGTTGTTAATGATACAAATCAAAATCAAATTCCAAGAGGAGGAATTATTGTTTCCTTAGGTTCATCTGGTGGACTTGGTTATGCTCCATTATCAGGAGCAAAAGTAGTTCCTACAGTGAGTGCTGGTGGGACAATTACATCTATAATTGGGGTATCAACATATACTTCAAATCTTGGTATTCAAACAACATCATATAACAAAGTTACTGGAGTTCTTGAAATCACTACTCCCACGAAACATGATTTAAATAATTCTAATAAAGAAGTTTGGTTAGAAAATTTAGAATTTTCTTGTGATAACTCTCATGCTGGTGTAACAACGACAATATTCCCAGATGGAACAATTGGAAATATTTTTAGAATTATAGGAATTGTTTCTGAGAGAACTTTTAATGTAGATATTGGAGTCAGCACAATTCCACATAGTTATGTTGGATCTGGTAATGTATATCCATATTTTAATGGATTGAATTTTGGATCTGGTTATGTTGGAAACGTTTCAATCGCAGTTACTGAACCTGCATATATTCACGAATTTTCTAGTGCGGACGACGATTCCATAACTGTAGTTTCTGGAATTGGAGTATCATTTACACCAGAAAATGCCAATTACGATAGTGTTGCAGGACTTTTAACATTAATAGTTAAAAATCATGGATTGCAAGTAGGTAATACAATCAGTATTGCAGACAATTCGATTAACTTTACTTGCAGTAAAGATAATTATACTTCTATTCATTCATATCCAAGAAGTACTGATCCTGCATTTGGGACAACTATATCAATTGCAGCAACAACTACTAATACATTTACAGTTAATGTTGGTTCTGCTATCGGTAGTGGATCTACAATTACTGCAACTGTTGGTGCTGGTGGAACACTTTCATTTAATATTGTTGATGGTGGAAGTAATTACGTAAATCCGCAAATAACAATTCCTGAACCATCATATGAAAATTTAGAAGTTATTGGAGTATCTAGAGTAGGATTGGGGGATACAACTGAAACTGGAGTTGGATTATTACTTGATCTAGAAGTAACCGGAACAGAAAATACAATTCTACCCACAAGTTTAGAAAATTGGGCAGTATTTCAATCTTCAAGCTATAATATTATAGGTAATGGAAATGCTTTGGATAGTTTAAATAACATTTATGTTGTTAGTACTATTGAAAATGTTCCTACTGGATTGGGTGGTGCTAATAGTGAAGCAAATAAAGGATTACTTACAAAATATAATCAATATGGTGAAACTCAATGGCAATTAGTGGTTGGCAATGCTCCTGGTTCATATGCAACAATAAGATTCTCTGATATTTCAATTAATAGTTCTACTAATGATATTTTTGTTTGTGGTTCTTGGCAATCGTGCAACGGGTGCATAGCTCAGGGATTAGTATTAAAAGTAAGTAATGATGGAACATTACAATGGAAAAAAACAACAGATACGTTCAATCCAGGAAATTCTA